CTGCTAAACAAACAACTGGATCTATTGAATGGATGATTACAAGAACGTAAAAGAAGTGACAATCTTAGTTGATGGCAAGAAGGTACATACAAGATTATTTTATTGTAGTAAAACAAAAGGACTTCATACTATGCCAGTCCTAGCATCAAGAGGTAAGCAAGTAGATATGAATTATATTTTAGAGGTGTTACATGAAACCAATCACAACTGATCAGGTCTGGAACGAAGACGAAGAGCAAGCATGGGATGCATTTTTTAACAAGAAAGTAGATGCAGCGCTTGCAGAAGCTGGCTTACCTGTGCCTAAAGACAACATTAACCCTAATCATTACAAGCAAGGTGGCGTTGAGTGCATTGATGCGCTAGAGGCTGCAACTGTGAACTTAAAGGGAATCGAGGCTGTCTGTACCGCTAACGCTATTAAATACCTATGGCGCTGGAAAGAAAAAGGAAACGGACACGAGGACTTAGAGAAGGCATTGTGGTATATCAACAGGTTGTTGCATAAAAAGAAATAACTGTGGTATATTCGGTTTACCAGAAATGGTACTCTCCTCCGAGTGTTCTTGGACTTCGATAGGTGGATGTGACCAAGCACGATGAAACCTATCACTTTTAGAATATTGTCTGTTGCCTGATCCGCAGCGACAATCGTGGGATAACGAGAGATGATCACCTACGTTATGATGAATACTAGATACATCCAAGCTCCGAGATGGCTTGCCCATGAAAATCTCCTAAATACTAAGGTGCAGATATGATTAAAGGCTTACTAGATACTAAAACTACAATCCCATCTGCAGCTAAGATTGCAGCCAATACAGAGAATGCAATCAAGAACTTCGCATTAGCACCACAAAACCCATCATTGCCTAACACAGCCTACTGGAAAAAGATGGCTGATATGTGGCGCATCACACCAGCTCAAGCAGAACGCAGACGTTGCGGTAACTGCGAATACTACGAGAACACACCAGATATGCTTGAAGCGATGGAAGCTATTCCATTGAACAAGTACGATCTATATGACGGCCAAGCACAGCGTGGCTATTGTCACAAGCTAGACTTTATCTGCCATAACTCTCGTGTCTGCAGCGTGTGGGAAGAGAAAGAATACGAACAACCTGAGATGGAGAGCGAAGATGCGTAACATGGACAAAGTAGCTGAGAAGATCGGCAAAGTAATGGGCGAGTATAAAGACAAAGGCTTGCATTCTGGCAAGGGCGGTAAGATTGTAAAGAACCGTAAGCAAGCGATTGCGATTGCATTGTCTGAAGCTGGCGTAGCTAAGAAAGGCAAAAAATAATGCGTGACTTAACTAAAGTAGCAGAAAAGATTGACAAGCTTTGGGCTGGTGGCAAGTTCCATCCAGTTAAACCTACTAAGCAAGCTCCAAGCACAGACCAAGCTATTGATAAAGCAATGGCACAATTCCAAAAGAAAAAATAATGGCTGGTTTGCTAGACCAAAATATGTTTGCACAGATGTCAATGCTAGACAAGCTCAAAGCGCTTGGATCTGGCGCTGTTAGTTCTGCATCATTGTTATGGAATAACCCATCTGCATATCTTGAGCATGGCGCTTATCCAGAGCAATTAAAGAATCAATTATCTGCATACAAAGATTTAGGTACAACTAGAATTAACAGAAGTCCATTAGACGTAGCTATTAATTATGGTGGCGGTTATCAGTTTGGAACTATTCCAGATATGACTGTACAAGATGCTGATAAGATGGCTAAGGCATGGCAGCTAATGGATTACATGAAAGCATCAAATCCAAAGAGTGAGATGGATGCATGGAAAGATTACCAAGAAAATATGGCTGGCGTTAAGGCTGCAATACAAGCAAGAGGCGCTGGAAAGAATTTAACTAAAGAAGAAATTGCTAGAGCTTCAGCAAATTACGGAAGACTTTATAAATAACACAAGGATCACCAACCCATATGGGAGTGAGCAAAAATGAGTATCACAGCAAAACTTAATCCACGACACCAACAACTAATTCGTGACAAAATAAATGCGGCACTATTAATTGATAAGCTTCAAGATTGTGCTTTAAATGGACTAGAGCTAACATCGCAACAGATGAAGGCCATTGAGATACTACTCAAGAAGTCTGTGCCAGATTTACAGTCAGTTGAGATGACTGGCAATGCAGAAGCTCCAATGATTATGAAAGTAATTACAGGCGTACCTAATGACTGATGAAGTTTTAGAGTACGAAGAGGTAGATGCAGCAAATCCACCAGATCTAGGATACAGACCTAGACCGCCTCAACTTGATATACATCACGCAGTAAACAGGAATCGTTTTACTGTCGTTGTTGCACATAGGCGTATGGGTAAAACTGTATCAGCTATCCTACACCTAATTAACGCTGCACTAAATAACGAACAAAAAGATCCACGTTACGCATATATTGCGCCAACGTATGCACAGGCCAAGCGAGTTGCATTCGATTATCTAGTTGAGTACACAAGGCCACTAGGTGCAAAAGTAAACATTGCAGAGTTACGAGTAGATTTCTTAGGTAGACGTATTAGCTTATACGGTTCTGAGAATGGCGATTCTCTTCGTGGTCAATACTTTGATGGCGTAGTGCTAGATGAGATTGGTGACCAGAACCCTAAGATTTGGAACGAGATTATCCGACCTGCTTTAGCTGATCGCAGAGGCTGGTGTTTATTTATTGGTACGCCAAAGGGCAACAACCACTTTGCAGACTTCAAAGAACGAGCGCAGAAGACAGATGGCTGGCAGTTCTTAGAGTTTAAGGCAAGTGAAACAGGTATCCTAGACCATCAAGAGTTGGCTGCAGCTAAAGCCGAGATGGGCGAAGACAAGTACAGACAAGAATTTGAATGCTCCTTTGATGCACCAGTAGAAGGCGCTTACTATGGCCAGTTACTGAATGAAGCAGATGAGCAGAATCGTGTTACGACAATTCCTAAAGACAACCTTGCTCGCATTGTTTGCTCTTGGGATTTGGGTGTTAGCGATAGCACTTGTATCTGGGTAGCACAGATTGTCGGTAAAGAAGTACAATTAATCGATGCCACAGAGAATCATGGTGTTGGCTTAGATTACTATGTTAGCTGGCTGCGTGAACGTGGCTACGACAAGGGGCAGCAGATCCTTCCGCATGACGTTCGTGTGAGAGAGATGAGTAGCGGGAAGAGTCGACAAGAGGTGCTGATGGAGGCAGGGCTAGATGTTACAATAGCGCCAAGCCTATCAGTTGCTGATGGCATTCAGGCGGTAAGACGTTTATTGCCTCGCTGCTGGTTCGATGCTGAAGGCACAAAGCAAGGTCTATCTGCACTACGAAACTATCGCAGGGTGTTCGATGAAAAGCGTAACGTATTCTTTGATACTCCATTACACGACTGGGCTTCGCATTATGCTGACTCTTTTCGTTATATGGCTATTGGATTGAATGAGGTTGACTCCGACTGGGGTAAACCAATTAATGTAAATAATAAATGGGTGGTGTAATGGCTAAACTTTCAGAAGAAGAGATTTTAAATAAGTGTCAGCTTGAGATTGATAATGCCATTGGCTATCTCGAAACTGAAACGGTTGCTGCTAGAGCTGAGGCGATGGAGTATTACCTCCGCAAGCCATACGGCAATGAGGTCGATGGTCGATCTGCAGTCGTAACTGGTGAGGTTGCTGAGGCAATTGATGGCGCTTTGCCACAACTAATCCGTGTATTTACTAGCAACGAAGATGCTGTGCAGTTTGAACCAGTCCGTGATGGTGATGAACCATTGGCTGAACAAGCTTCAGACATGGCTAACTGGGTATTCTATAAAGACAACGATGGCTTCTTGATCCTGCATAACTGGTTCAAGGATGCGTTACTCCAAAAGGTAGGTATTGTTAAGGCTTACTGGAGCGAAAAGAAAGACATCACCAAAGAGAAGTACAAAGGCTTGACAGATGATGAGCTAACCATGCTATTGATGGATGGCGAGTTTGAGGTTGTAGCACAGCAAACAGACACAACTATCGGTGCAGATGGCATTTCATACAGCACACATAACATCACAATCCAACGCTCTGATGATAACAGCCGAGTTGTTATTGAAAACGTACCGCCAGAAGAGTTTTTAATCTCTAAAGATGCTAGAACTATTGCTGATTCACCGTTCGTGGCACATCGTAGAATGGTTGATCGTGGTGACTTGGTAGCAATGGGCTTCAGCAAAGAGGTTGTTGAGCGTATTCCTGCTGGTGACCGCCTAGAATACAGCCCAGAACGCTTGGCACGTTATGATCGTGACGAGTTACCTGACTATGCAATCACTAATGACGTAGAAGTTTTTGAGTGCTACATCAAGATTGACACAGATGGCGATGGCATTCCAGAGATGCGTAAGGTTATGTTCGCTGGCAACGAGATTTTATCGAATGAAGAGTGCGATTATGTGCCTTTCCATTCAATTTGCCCTATCCCGATCCCACATTTATTCTTTGGTCAGTCATTGGCCGACAGAACAATGGATATTCAGATCGAAAAATCCACAATTTTACGTCAGATGCTAGACAATCTGTACTTAACTAACAATTATCGTGTTGGTGCAGTCGAAGGACAGGTAAATCTTGACGATTTATTGACATCTACAGCAGGTGGCGTGGTTCGTATGAAGAACCCTAACGCAATCGTACCATTAACCGTACAATCTACTGCTAGTCAGTCATTCCCTATGATGGAATACTTAGATGCATCAATGGCCAAGCGTACAGGCGTGTCTGATATGCAGCAAGGTCTAGATCCTAACGTACTTCAGAACGTATCTGCGACTGCTGTTGCAGCAATGACTACACAATCAGCAGGAAAGCTTGAGCTAATAGCCCGTATCTTTGCAGAAACAGGCGTGAAGAGCTTATTTAAGGGAATCCTACAGTTATTATGCAAGTACCAAAATCAACCTCGTACGGTGCGAATGCGTGGCCAATGGGTAAACTACGATCCTCGTGAGTGGTCTAATCAATATGATGTAACAATTAACGTAGGCTTGGGTAACGGTAACCGTCAAGAGCAGATTGCTATGCTACAGATGATTCTTGCAAAACAAGAAGAGATCATTGGCAAGTATGGCGCTAATAACCCATTAGTAACTGTGACACAGTACCGTAAGACACTAGGCCGCATGATTGAGATGGCTGGCTTCAAAGATACAACAGCGTTTATCAATGAGATTACGCCAGAAGTTGAGCAACAAATTGCACAGCAAGCTTCACAAGCGCCAACAGATCCTACAAGCGAGGCTGCTAAGATGTATGCCGAAGTTGAGAAGGCTAAGGCAGAACTTAAAGCACAATCTGATGCAGCTAAAAACGACCTTGACCGTCAGAAGATGGAACTTGACAATGCTCGTAAGCAATTAGAGTTAGAGCAAAAATCTGCTAAGGACAATGCAGAGCTTGCACTAAAAGAGCTTAAATTGCAGCTTGAAGCTCAGGCAATGGACAAAGAAACGCAAACAAATCAAATGGATGCCGTCATGAAGGCAATTAAACAATTGCATGATATGTCGAAAACTGGTATAAACCAATAAGCTAAGGAATTAATTATGGTAATGTTCAATCAACAATATCAGCCACCAGCAAATACTGTGTATTGGGATGCAGATGCAAATCAATATTACACATTAAATTCTTCTGCTAGTGATTCTAACTGGGGTGCTGCTGGTGGACTTTTTAATCCAATGCTTAGAGGTTTAGGCATGGGTAATCTTGCTAAAGATAGAAACTATTTAGGCGCTGTTCTTGGCGGTGTAAATAATAAGTCTATGGTTGAAGAGATGATGGCAAACAGAAAGCCATATCAGTACAATACTCCTTCTTTAGCAAGTTTATTCCCAAGTATGCAAGGCGCAATGCAACCAGCAGTAATGCCAAAAGGTAATGCAGGTGCTGGCAGATTTATGAATGGATTACTAGGCGCTATGCCTACACCAGTTTCAACAACGACAACACAAGCTCCATCATCTAGTGGGGCAGGGCGATACTTATAAATGACTAAATCTGATTGGGCAAACAATCTCATCAATGATGAACACTTTGCCACAGTATTTAAGGAATTACAGGAAGTGCAGCTAAATAGAATCATCAACTCTAAGGAGCATGATATTCAAGAACGTGAGGCAGCATATACTAAACTAAGTGCGATCCAAAATGTCTTAGCACATATTGAATCAATGGCAGATCAGCGTAAGATTAACGAAAAGCGCTGGAAGATTTTCTAACTGAACAACCAGTTTTTTAGCTAACACCGTGAGGTGCAGCTCTAATGTAAGTTGATTTTACATTGGAATAGATAAAGGAAATTATCAAAATGGAAAACACCAACCCTAACGGGAGTGAAAACCAGTCGCAAGGTACAACCGTACAAGATGCAGCAAATTCTTTCTTAGGTTTCATGGATGC